AAGATGATTCAAGCGGTGGAAACTTTGACAATGGTGGAAATTACAATCCAGCAACCGGAGAGTTCACCGTTCCAACATCAGGTCAATATGTATTCAATGCTGACTTGTTTGCACAAATTACACCAATAGGATCGTTCAGCAATGTAACGATGGAATATGCATTGTTGGTCAATGGTAAAATTGTGGATATGACTTGGGAGCAAATTGGGGCGTTCACTTTTGGATTCAATACTGCATCTTATATCACATTCAGCGTGGTCAATGTTAATGCCGGTGATAAGGTAAGCATCAAGTTCAAAGGGTTCTATGATTACGGAACAAGTACATATTTAGCCAACGCATCATTTCAATTTGGATTGCTCACAACTTCAGCGTTTTGGAATGATCAAAATGCGACATCCTTTGGATATGGTGACAATATAGATTTTGGGACTTTCTTAAACTCTGAAGTCAAGCAGAGTGATATGCTGATGAGTTTTGTGAAGATGTTCAACTTGTACATTGAACCAAGCAAAGACCAACCAAAGATATTGAGATGCGTTCCTCGTGATGATTTCTACAATGGAGTGAATGTTGATTGGACAAAGAAACTGGACTACTCCCAACCCGTTGAGATTGTTCCAATGGGTGACTTGGATGCAAATCCTTATGTGTTCACTTACAAAGAAGGTGGTGATATAACGAACAAAGAATATCAGGAACTCTATCAATCAACATACGGATCAAGAACCTACAAAGTTGAGAATGATTTTGTCAAGACCGAGAAGAAAATTGACATAGTATTTGCACCAACTCAAATCAAAAGTTACGACAACAAACAACGCAATTTTGTGTTGAGTTATGTTGAAGCTCAGAAAGATGGTGACTTGAGAATTATGTATTATTCGGGATTGCAAACTGGTGTATCGTGGAGATTGTATGCAAGTCCTGATACTTACTCTCAGCGGAGTAGTTTGCCAATGACCATTCACTATGACTCATTAAGCAATCCGACCTTTGACATACTCTTTGGTATGCCGAAAGAACTCGGTGTTGGTGCTGGATACAAATATGGTAATTCAAACCTTGTCACAAATTACTACTTCAGATTCCTAAACGAGATCACCAATAAGAACTCCAAGATTCTACGAGCTTATTTCAGAATCACTCCATCGGATTGGATTAATTTGCGATTCAACAACTTGTATTTCTTTGAAGGTCAATACTGGAGATTGAATCAGGTAAACGATTACAATCCAACTGATGAAGGTGTTTACGAATGTGAATTTCTTCTTGCACAATTTATCCCACCACCAACCATCACCAACAAGACGGTTGGAAGTCAAACGGGAAACGGAGGAAACACGGAAACTTATGGAGATATTTATCCAAGCGGAAGCAATCCAATCAGACCAGGCATTCGCAAACTAAGTGTTGGAGGTAGCACGGGAACGGGAAACGGAGTTTTTGTCGGTGAACGAATTGCACAATCACCAGTCAACACGAACAACTCAGGACTTGGGTTGACCGATGTTGTATTTGGAAACAATACAAATGGAAGTGTGGCACTTGTCTGCGATGACTTTGAAGTTACCAAATCGGACACACTCTATGTCGGCAACTTTGAGATGTATCCCAACTATTTGAGTGGTGGTGCAGTTACAACCGTATCAGCAAATTATTCGGCAACAAAATATGATTGGTTAATTATAGCGTCAACAACTGCCGGGAATTTTACCATCACTCTACCTGATCCAACTGGGTTAAGTGGCAAAACTTGGATTATCAAAAAGCCATTAGCCGGACATCAAGTGACCATTGACACGGCAACTGCTGCTCAAATAGACGGCAGCGACACGCACACACAAACAGCACATCATTCATACGATGTCATCACTACTGATGGCGTTCAATTTTACATAATAGCAGAAGGACACTAATGGCACTAACCGCAGCAATTGACCTAACCGTCAAAAAACCTGACTTCAAAGGATTGAAGGCAGAGATTCAAGAATTATCAAAAGCAGCCGAACACGCAGTTCATACTTTTGGTGGTTTTTCACCTGAAGCTCTTGCAGCAACAAAAGCATTGGCAGAAGCGAAATCATCAATGGAAGATTTCAACGACCAAATTAGTGCAATTAATCCAAACAAATTTGCACGAATCGGCACGGTGATATCAGGTATTGCCAATGGGTTTGCAACGGCACAAGGTGCAATGGCATTGTTTGGCGATGATTCAAAGGACTTGGAAAAAACAATGGTAAAATTGCAAGGTGCAATGGCATTGTCACAAGGTCTTGAGGGATTAGGCAAAATTCAAAAACAATTTGAGACAATTTTTGATGATGTACTTGATGGTGCAAAGAAAGCATTTGCAGCAATTAAAGCCGGTATTGGTTCGACAGGTATCGGATTACTGGTTGTTGCTCTTGGTGCAATCGTTGCATATTGGGATGAAATTAGTGCGTCATTATTCAAAGTCAATAAAGAAGAAGAACGCCATTTGAAGTTAACAAAGGATTTGAACGATGCAATAAGTGAACAAATTAAATCAAATCAAGTTCGCAAAACGGATTTACTTTCTTTGAATGCAGTCGTTCAGAATTCTTCCAATAGTGAACAAACTCGCAACGGTGCATTAAGGCAATTGCAAACTTTGCTACCCAACTTAAAAACCGAAGAATTAGGTAGAGCTGGTGCATTAGAAAGAATCAACAAGGAGGTCAAATTAGGAATTCAACTAATTGATTTACAAATAAGAGCGGAGGGTGTGAAGGCAGTTGCCGTGGCTAAAGCAACCGAGATTGCACAAAACAATGCGACAATTCGGGCAAAACAACTTGCGAACGAAAGAATCATTGCATCCGATCTTAATAAGAACATTTTAGATAAACAAGGTGGAGAATTAGGAAGAAGGCAAGAAATTGAGGCACTCCAAAAAAGTAATATTGCTTTAACATCAGAATATACTGCATTAACTGCTGATTTGAATGTGGCACTTGCGGCAGTCATTGAACAAGAAAATGCACTTGGATTAAAGCAAGAGGTCAAAAAAGAAGTAATAGTAAAAGTTGCTAAAACTGCAGAACAACTTGCCAAAGAAGAAGCAGATAGATTGGCAAAAATTGAAGCCGAAAGAGTAAGATTATTAGATCAAAGAGTATCCGCAGAAATGGGTGCAAATGAAGCGTTGCGACAAAGTGAATTGGCAATGATTACCGATGAAGGTGAACGCATTCAAAAACAATTTAGCAACAAAATAGCATCACTTCAAGAAGCTCATATTCAAGAGCAAATTGCGGCTGCGGGTAATGCTGAAGCGTTGGCTTTAATTGATAAGAAATATGAGGATTTAAGGATTGTCGCTATTGCCGAAACTGATGCAGCCGAACTTGCACTTCAACAAAAGAATGTAGATGCTGCTTTGAAAATAGATGAAGACGCAAAAGCAAAGCAAAAGGTAATTGATGATCAAGCTTTAGCAGACAAAGCGTTGCACGAGCAGCAGATGCACGATTTGATTGTTGATTCTTTAATGTCTACAATTGGAACACTTACTGCTTTGAACACACAACACGATGTCTTGTCAGAAGCGGCAGCCAAGAAATCATTTGAAAGACAAAAAGCGTTAGGCATTGCAGAGGCGTTAATATCAACTTACTTCTCAGCACAAAAGGCATACGAAAGTCAATTTAAACCAAGTGCAGATGCAAGTTCACCAATACGAGGAGCAGTTGCAGCGGCATTCTCAGTTGCTCAAGGTTTGGCGAAAGTGGCTATCATCAGAAACAAAACCTATACATCAAAGTCAGCCGGTGCAGCACCATCAGGTGGAGGTCAAATGGGTGGAGGAGGAATGCCACAAATGTCCGCACCAAGAATCGGTTCAACGCTTCCGCCAGTTGGTCAGTTTGACACCAAAGTTTTTGTAACTGAAGGAGATATTCGCAGAACAAGTAATCGTGTAGATTCCACCAAAAAAGTATCCGTTGTGAAATAACGCTATTTAAGAAAGATGAAGTTACCAGTATACCGATTAGACATCAATGAGTTTGACGAAGAGACCGGCATTGAGTTCGTTTCTTTGGTAGAAACTCCAGCCATACAAAAGGACTTTCTCGCATTTGCAGAAATCACCCAAAGGTTTGAAATCAAGGACGAAGAGAAACGCATCGTGACGGGTGCAGCAATGATTGCCGACCTACCCATATACCGAAGGGATGATGTTCGTGGTGAATACTATGTTGTATTCGACAAGGAGAGCATCTTCAAGATTGCGAAGAAGTGGGCAAGGGGGAACAAGTACGATGCGGTAAACACTCACCACAAAACACCAATCGCTGATGGCGTGAGCTTGTTTGAATCATACATCATTGATCGGGAAAGGGGCGTGATGCCACCGATAGGATTTGAAGAGGTTGCCGATGGTTCTTGGTTTGTTTCATACTTGATTGACAACGATGAAGTGTGGGCAAAAGTCAAGTCAGGCGAGTTCAAAGGATTCTCAGTTGAGGGTGTTTTTGACTTCCCGGTTGATGCTGATGAACAACTCCTTGAGCAAATGAAATCAATCCTTTCCCAATGGAATGGCAAGTAAAATTGCAACACTTAAGACAAAAACCTAATTATATAACAAATGAACGCAAAAGAAACATTGAAAGAAATCCGCACTATGCTCGGATTCTCTGACGAAGAAATCAAAGTTGAGATGGCAACCGCCACATTGACTGATGGAACTGTAATCCTTTATGACGGTGAATTGGCGGTAGGAACTGCCATCTTCGTTCAAACTGCTGAGGGTGATATCCCAGCACCTGATGCCACACACGAATTAGAGGGTGGGATGTTGGTGACAACCGTTGACGGAATCGTTACTGAAATCGTTGAACCTGTGGAAGAAGTTGCACTTGAAGAAGTAGCAGTTGAAGTTCCAGCAGAAGTAAGCGAAATTGTAACGGGTGAAGTATTAGAAGCAATTGCGGAAGCTCTTGCACCTGTATTGGAAGAAGTGCAAATTATCAAGGAAGAAATGAAAAAAATGAGAAAGACATTTAGTATGACTGTTGACCTTGTTGAGAAAGTTGCTGACTTGCCTTCAGAAGCACCCACAAAAACTCCCGTTTCAAACAAGAAGAATGATCAGTTTGAAGCATTGAAAAGATTAAAAAACTCACTAAATAAATAAACTAAAACTATGGCATTTTCAGTAGGATCTCTCGTTAATTACAACAACGAACAATCAACAGACTTGTTGGTTAAGGCATTGTTCAGCGGCAAAACTGCTGCTGCGATGTACGCTGCAAACCAAGTGCAGGTAGGTGTTAAATCATCTGCTGCCTTGAACATTATCGCTTCAACTGTATTCTTTCAAGCCGATGGCTGCGGATACAATCCAAGTGGTACAACTACCTTCACACAAAGAAACATCACCGTTGGTGCGGTGAAAGTTGAAGAAACTCTTTGTCCTAAAACTTTGGAAGCAAAATGGATGCAAACACAAATTATGCCTGGTTCACCAACAATGATTCCTTTCGAGGAGCAGATTGGTAACGAGAAGGTAGCCGTGATTGCACAAACTTTGGAAACTGCTCTTTGGCAGGGTGATACTGCAAGTGGTAATCCTAACTTAAGCCGTTTCGATGGTTTGAGCAAAATCATCGCTGCTGCATCTCCAACATTGGCGAATGCTGCCCCAACAACTTTCACAACTGTAACTTCTGCAAACATTGATGATATCTTGGATCAAATCTATGCAAACATCCCTGCTGCCGTTGCAACCAAAACTGACTTAGTTTGTTTCTTGGGTGTTGATGCTTACAAGTTGATGTTGGTTAATTTGAAGAACGCCAATTTGTTTCACTATGTGGCTGATGCTGCAACTGAAATGGAAATGGTTTATCCTGGAACCAATATGAAGTTGATCGCCGTTGGTGGTTTGAACGGAACAAACAAATTGTTCGCTGGTTCATTGTCTAACTTCTTCTTAGGAACTGACCTTGCAAACGAAGAGGAAATCGCAAAACTTTGGTACTCTGAAGATTCTGACGAAGTTCGTTTCCGTTTGACTTTCAAGTATGGTGTGCAGGTTGCATTCCCATCTGAAGTTGTTTATTTCACCCTTTAATCTAAGGTAGGATGGCTTGTTTATTAACATCAGGATTTACCCTTGATTGCAAAGAAGCAATCGGGGGTATCAAAAGCATCCACCTAATCAGTTGGACGGCATCAAAGTTTACCGTTGTTAGTGGTGTTGTAACCGCAACAACTGTTGTAAGCGGTGATGTGTACACTTACGAGCTACCGAAAGCAACCGGATCATTGACAAACACCACAAATGTTTCGATTGAGAACGGCACATCTTTCAACCAAGCTGACATCGCGTTCAAACTTCGCAGATTGTCAACCACCAAACGCAACGAGATGAAACTCCTTGCACAAGGTCGTTGCTATGCAATCGTGAAAACGAATAACGATGAGTATTGGTTGGCTGGTAAGGACTTGGGTTGTGATGTGACTGCTATGGTCAGCAACACGGGTACTGCGATGGGTGACTCTACTGGATATGAGGTGACTCTATCCGCCATTGAAGCTGAAGCACCATTCTTGGTACAAGCATCAGTGATCACAACATTGGGCATTTAATTCTGCTTGATTCATAGAGAGAGAGGGTGGGCATTTGCTCACCCTTTTTTGTTACATAAAAGACAAGTCGCTATTTTATTAAGATGTTGGTAATTGACAAAGCGGAATCGAAGAATTGGTATGTAACTCTGACCGAGAAAGTCACGATTGCAAACCCTTATTTCTTGTTTGCATTCACCCATCGTGTTACTAATGAATTGACAACGGTCATCTTGACTGACATTTCAACTCAAACGGAGAGATACAACAAATTTGCAGTCATTGAGGGTACAACATTTGACCTTGATGCTGGTGAATTTGAGTATGTCATCTACGCACAAACATCACCAAGCAACTTGTCACCATCGTTGGCAGACGAAGAAGTTGAAAGCGGTGTATTGAAAGTTGAGTTTGATGTCACTCGCACATCATACGAGGTCACTCTCAATGAGAAAATCTATGAGATTGAACAACCCACACAAATACTATTTATGTTGCTTGAGAACGGGGATTTTGTCCTCCTTGAAAGCGGTGATAAAATACTACTATAATGGCAGATCAAAAGATATCCCAATTAACCACTATCGTCACCGTTGATACGGCAGCGGATTTGTTTCCAATCGTTGATACATCAGCAGCCGAAACAAAGAAGATCACACCAACTGCGTTGAAAACGGCATTGTCGTTGAACAATGTTGACAACACAAGTGATGCAAACAAGCCAGTAAGCACGGCAACGCAAACGGCATTGGATGCGAAACAAGCAACACTTGTATCAGGAACAAATATCAAGACCATCAATTCAACTTCCATTTTGGGAAGTGGCAACATTGCCATAAGTTCGGCAGTTGCTTGGGGTGGAATTACAGGCACTTTGTCA